AGTATCGGTCATACGTGAGCCAGTAATGAGGGTAGTGTCCTTGGGAGTACGGTTGTTATCCAAGTCGATAGACAGACGCATCAGATCGCTATACGTCACGATCATTCCGGTGTCTAACGTAGCGTTGGTAGTTGCAGCGCCTGCATAGCGAACCAAGCCAGCAGCGTTCAATAGGTCAATCTGAAGGGCATCTTCAGTCATCTCTACTGCGCCATTCATCAACTCACGGTTTACGTGCATTGCCAGTTCAGCATCGGTATCGAAGTCACGAGCTTCTTTAGTCCATTCATGGAAGAAACCAAAGGAAGTGAACGAACCGGAGATTTCTTTACGTACGAAGCCAACACGGTTTACACGACCACCAGTCTCAGTAAGAGTAGGTAGTTTACTTGGGATAGCACCGATGTCCTTACTCGAACCATAAAGGTTACCATTAGCAATGACAGCACCAGCAGCATCCAAACCTTGGTTGTTGATGTTGCGGTCATCCAGCAAAGGAACGTACTGGTAGACTTTAATGGTTTTGCCGTAGTTCTTAGGCATATTCATTACGTCAGCCAATTGGCTGAAGTACATATCCTTCTTGGCATCTACAATCGCTTTACGCTGATAGTAGAAGTTGTTGAACTGAGTACCTACCGAAGATGGAGTAGTAGGTGGAGCATTAAATCTTTGCATGGGAATATCCTCGTATGCGGGTTAATTGCGTTATAACTTTACAGCTTGAGCTTTGCAAATTCTTCATCTGACATACTCAAAACGTTATGCAGACTAGGGGTGCTTGGTGTTGTGGTTGGGCTACCACCAGCAGACTTACGTTGTTTATCCAAAGCTTCATCCTTAACCTTTGGCTTAATTACTGCAGGCTTACTCATACCTACAAGTGTACCTTGTTGATACAAGTGACCACCAATAGCCATATAGGCATCTAGATCAGTCTGACCATTGAAGTTACCCATAGCTCGCTCACGAGTCAGGATACCTTGAATCTGATCATACGCACCTGTAGCCACATGACTATTCAATTCCAGAATCATTGAGGGTTTAGCCACTAATGCAGCACGACTGTCAGCATCAAACGTATCCAACATCACACTCATAGTGCGCTGATACGTTGGTGTAGCCTGCATCTCGGACAAGGTGTCCTCTAAATCCAATGCAGCAGCGGTTGGAGCTGTAGTGGTAGGCGTGTAGTTCTTTGCCTTCTCCTCTGAGTCAATGTCGTATACGTCAACACCTGACTCCCGTACAAACTTAGCAATGGCTTCAGGACTCTTCTTATGCAGATCAATTAAGAATGCCAACTTACCTTCATCCAAGAGATCAGCGTCTTCTAGCATCTTCGTGTAAGCACGTTGCTGCTTCATACCCTGCATCTTCTTGTTGTAGTTAGCACCCATCTGCATCATAGAGATAATCTGATTAGGATCTTCCACCTTGAGATTCGTACCATTGGCTTTGAACTCTGCTGTAACAGCATCATAAAAAGCTTTGTAATCCTTCTCATCAGTAGTCTCAGTAGCAGTCTCCTCTACTACTTCACTAGCCCCTTCAGCTACCTCTGTGGTCTCTGGTTCATTAGCAACTTCAGTTGTACCTTCAGTCTCAACCACTTCCTCTGTGGATTGAATCTGTTCTGGAGTCATGTTTAACAGTTCGTCATCGGACATCCCTGCAAGGGTGTCTTGGCTAATCTGTTCGGTTGTCATACGTTATCCTCAGTGATTGCTTCTCGCGTGAGCATTGCTTCAGAGATTCTTTGGTTTGCAGTCTTAGATAGGTTACGGACATTGGCAAGGTACAGACTAAAGTAAGCAATAGCATCAATCCGCTCATTGCGCTGAAGTTTACGATCACTATTGTTAAGACACTGAGCATCAAGGGTAGTGCGTAATAGCTCCTCCTTGAGATAACCCTGTGCGATTAACAACTGAAAGTCTTTATTCAACGTCAACCGCTCTAATGCTAAACCCAACTCTAATTCATGTCTTGCAGTGGCAATATCTGCATCCACCTCTAATAAATGTTCCATTGAATACTCCAAAAGAAAACAGGACACCTACCCTGCTTTCTCGGATGCTACCACAAATAATTATTCTGTATAGCCGTTACTACTCTCCTGCATAGCCAACTGTTGCATTAACTTACTCTTGTGGTCTAAATCCACCTTATCAAGCATAGCTTGTTGCTTAACAGCATTGGATTCTAAATTAGCCATGTTATTGGCATGGAGCTTATCCATTTCTCTAGCATGAGTAACACCATCAGCAGTTTCCCCCATAGCCAACTTATGCTTATTAGCTGTAGCCAATAGATTCTCAGAACGAGACTGTTCTGTAGAAACCTTGGCTGACTGCAGATTAACCTTAGCCAAAGCTTCTTGTGCTTGAGCACGAATTAGCTCTGTTTGAGCTTTCAGATGATCCAACTCTGCAGCGGCTGTCGCCTCTTGTTGTGGGTTCGGTTGGGGCTTAAAGTTCTTAATGGCATGGGATAAATCAGGCATTTTTCTCAGTTTAAACACATCAGCCAAGAGTAATTGCACCATGGATTGATCAACACTGTTACCCACAGTTTGGAGCATAAATGCTAACTCTTGAGCCTTGGCTTCATCAGCCTCTGCAGTAGAAATACCTAACCGTAAGTCAAAGTTACCCATGAGATCATCACGCTTAATCGTAATGAATTTCTCATTAGTAATCCTCACCACTTCTTTCTCTTCGAGGAAGACAGCATTCATAGCAATGAACTTTCTACCTACTTGAATCAAACCATTGCCCAATCTACGCAGAATGCTCATTTCCCTTTTACTAGCAGCATCCAAAACACTTCTAATACTAAGGGACGTACTAGATGAATTACCCAATGCCTGCCCTGTTAAGCCAGTAGAAGAAAATCCCTTAACGCCTGTCTGAGACTCCGCCTCATTATTTAACATCTGCAACATAAAGCCAGCAGAGTTAGGAATCTCTGGGTATAGATGAGTGTGGATGTGCGCTCTAGGATCAGAGTTAGGATTGAACTCGTAGTTCTGACCACTCTCAAACTTACGTCTGTTAGTTGCATCCAATAGTGTCTTACTAATACCTGTTTGTGAGTTAGCAGATCTACCCATGAGATCAATCATACCCCTAATTAACGCACCCTGAATCTTCTGGTTATCTTCAAGTAATGCACCATCTGGCTCACCGTAGACAGCCTTACGTACAGGTAAATACTGCACCAATACAAACGGTAGCTTCTGATCCGGGTAGGGGTTCTTTTCCATCCGAATAAGTGTATTACCTACCCACGTAGCTACAAACGCTTCAGTGATACCATTGCCTTCAATATCCCTGTAACCCCAATACTCATAAGCAACAATCTTCTTACGTGGATTATCCTGAAACTTGAATGCAGAACTATTACTTCCAATAGCAAAGTCAGGCTCATTCAACACAGAACTATTACTCATAGCATCATCAAGGTTAATGTATTTACCTGATCTACGTAACTCAGACAAAGAAGTTTCAAACGCGTAAATAACAAAACCTGCGTTATTTAAGTTACCCATACAGGTAGGATCAATGTAGACGTTCCTAGAATCGCAGACTTCAACCATAGGATGATTCTTAATAATCTTATCAACCATCTCTTCCCTTGGATTAACTGCCTGCATACGCATAGGTTGTTGAGACTGAATAGTCATCTCAACACTCATTTGTACTTCTTCAGCTAAGTTCATAAATTCAGAAGGATTCTCCTCCTTCATTTGGATTAATCCTTGCAGCTCTTCCTGATAGCTAGGATCTACACTAGGAATGTAGTCATAAACTACTTTCTTTTCAGGTCTACTTTCATACACCCAACAAGTCTTTAAAATAACCGTACCTTCATCAACCGCAGTACGAATGTAGTTATCAATAAACGCTACTTTGTCTAACTTGGTTTCAAACTGATTATTCAACACAGTAGCATTCTGTTCTGCAGCAGACTTATCTTCCCAAGAAACAGGTGCAACATCAAAGATACTAGTATTGGATAGGAACGGTTCAGAAAGAGATGCGTATCTCCATTCTGCCTGCTTACGAATCAACTTATTTACTACAGTAGACCTACCAGCAGGACTCTTTACTGCTGCTGTACCTTTACCATGATAGTTATCATCGTAGGTGTTTAGCTTTGCTACTTGCGTACTATGAGAACTCCTACACTCGTCCAAATCTGCTTTCAATTCAGCGAGTGTAGGTTCTACTTTCCAGTCTGTTAGTGCCTTAGCACCATAGAGTTTCATTAATTCGGTCATCATAATCACCACTGTCTAGGATGACCGAATCGTACTACCTAGCTAAACACTATACAAAGCCTCTCTCATAGAATTTATCCTCCATGTATCCGTCAGACACGTCTAAACCAGTATTCTTCAGCCTTGCACAGGCAGCCTCAAACTTCTGCATGTAGTTATTACCTGCATGAAAAGGAGCTTTATTAGGCAAAGACTGAAGATCCATAGGTGTAAACACCTTATGTGCCACGTAGTACAGCAACGCGTCTAGGAACGCTATAGGAAGCTCTATAGGCACTGATGCAGGGTTAAAGGTAGCTAGGTTAACTACCCCGACTCTAGCAATTTTGGGATGATTGGCTTGGTAAACCAAGGTTAAATCATTATTCACCACCCCTGAACCTATGATCAAGCTCTTCATATCAGGCGTATAGACAGCGTTATCAACACATCCCCTACTTGGATAGCGGTTGATAGGTATCGCCTCACCATAAACGTCGTAAACCTCCAATAGCTCAAGCACATCCCCATCCACATCGAAGCTGTAAGTATCTACACCCTCCATACGTACAATGGATTTACTCTTCTGCTTCAGGTTAAAGCGGGTATACAGCTCGGTTAAGCCAAGGTTAATCAGAGTAATGAAACGGTTGTACTCCTTCACTGGCAGATACCCATCATCGCTTAAACGGAGGTTTTTCAACTCCCCATCTACTAAACCATTGAATACATCATCAAGTGTCATGACTGTTCTCACACGATATAACTGGAGGTACTACCATAATCTAAGTCACTCCCAAAGTCGTATACACCACCTACAGTCTTAGTAGGAGCTTCTACTGAGGGATACCAGATCTCCATCATAGGAAGCATAGAGACCGTGTCAATGAAGTCATCATGCTTAGACTTAAACCCACCCACAGATGTAAGCAATAACTGAGATACCGCTTCCTTGTACTCAGGATTAGTCTTTAACTCTATAGGAAAGTAAAACTTACCTGCTTTAATACTAGGAAGTATTACGTTAAACCTTTGCAACTTAGCAGTAGTAGGTCTGATACCTGCCTGATTAGAATTCCCCTTGGTAGCCAAATTAAAGAAGATATTCTTTTCTAGCATCTGCTGTTCAATCCAAGGAATAAAGCCTCCTTGTTGTCCAGTCACTTCAATACCTACAGACATTGGTTTGTATTGCTGGCACAACCTAAACAAGTCTTCAATGTTTACATCCATACGCTGGCGCTTCAACACTAAATCCAATAAGTAATAATCTCCATTGTTGTTTACTGCCCACACACTAATACACGAGTAGTCTGCTAACTGCTTTTCACTTGTGGCAAAGTCAGTGGTGATATAGATATTGAAGTTACCTAACAACTTCATGGCACTAGTTCTATTAAACCAGCGAATATCGTTGATACTCACTAATCTATCGTCCTCACCCATAATGCGTAGCATCAACTCCTGATTGAAACTATCTACCCTACCTTCCAACATAGCCTTGTTATACTGAGCTTCTACGTAATCATAACTAAAGCGATCTTCCCACGAGCCTCTAAATTCCTCTCTAGTACAAGGGAATCTCTCGCATACTGGATACACGTTTACTTTCCAAGCTCCAGACTCAACTGCAGAATACAAAGGATCGTTAGCGTTAAAGGGAGTACCGCTCCAAATCACCATAGACTTACTAGGATGTAATGCGTATTCAACCGCCTTACTTACAGTGTCTTTAATAGATGCAATTACAGTAGGACTTCTAGCATCCTTGTCTGAAACCAAGTCATCAAGAATAGCTAGGTTAGGACGTGTAGCTAACTCTTTAGCACCACGGACACCAGTATTATGTGTGCGTACATAACCAGTCGTGATGAACTCCCTAGACTCGTTGTTAACCGCAATACATTGACTAGGAGCATCTGCAATACGCTCAATTGATGTTACGCAAGCATCTTTATTTTTTGGTACAAAGCGTACTCTCTTCCTATCTAAAAGGAATGGGTTAATGGCAATCCATATTTCTGTCCTAAAACATTTTGACTTGCTTTGTGGATAAGATTTACTTGCCATACCACCCAAAGATCTTACTAACTTGGCTACATCATCACATAGTCTTAGAGATGCGCTAGTAAATGAGATCCTACCTGAATTGCTAATAGTACCGTCCGTATCTAGTAAACCCTGTAGCAATGCAAGTCTTTGCGCAACAGAGCTATAATAATAACACTCAGGAATAAACTTAAACTCCCCTCTCACATTAAGAGATAAGTATTTTAAAGAGTCCCCTAACTCCCTAATACTTTGGGTTACTGCGTTGGATCTAGGATCTTTGCGCAGCTTACCAAAAGTGTAAGGTACTTGTTGGTGGTAATGTCCTATGTCATCAATATGCGCTGTTAGCTCTACTGACCCACATTCTTTTCTAATACGACCATCTCCTATAACAACACCTAGCGTGTAAGGATCTACAGGTAGTACCGCCTCTGAGTATTCTAACGCCGATACGTTAGGTATCTTTACCAACCTTTTACTACTGACCCCCAAGTGTTTAAGGTTACCTTTCTTACTGTGGCTTAGAGGCTGCTTTAATAACTCCAGTGTAGTCATTACTCTATACTCCCATTTAGCAATGCCATTGGGTTTAGTATTTACAAGCACGCTATTTAAATGATCTTCACTGACCTCTATAAACCTACCGTCTTCTAGAGAAATACGGTACATCGGCTTATTGAACACCCCGCTTTTAGCCACGATTTCTGTGAGTAACCCATCAGATCCGTATATATGATCTCCTACCTTGCACTCTCCAATAGTGGTAGTACCTGTAGCAGTAAAGAGTAAGCTGTTTAATGATAGTGCTTGTGCTCCATAACCCTTAACTACTAACTTTTTTCCACTGAGGTTAACGAACTCATAACGAATATCCGTAAACTTAGCGTGTGGTACATACTTCTGTAAGAAGTCTGAATTCTCCCATCTGTATTGTAAGTTTCTTCTCATATTACTTACACCGTTATCAATAGAATCTGATACGTACAGTGCTACATCAATATTCCCAAAGTTAGGGATTCTCCCATAGGTGGCAATGTAGAGAAACATGTACTCAGCCATCACAGCAGTTTTACCACTACCCCTATGAACCATGTTAATAACTCTAATCTGTTTGGCTTTACCAATACAGCTAACCTGATCAAGCATCTTTAAATGGAGTACAGGAGTTTTATTCTCCTCGCCTTCACCACCATTAACTAACTTGATGAATGTCACAAACTCTAATGCAAAATCACTAGGCATATAACTAGGATCATGATTGTAGCTAACTGAATCCAACCATTCATCAACACTCTTAGCTGTTATCTTCATTATCGTATTCCTCTGTTGGTTTGATAATAGACTCGCTAGCTACATCTACTACTGTAGCTGTACCCGAAACAATCTTAGCTTTCTGCATAGCAACAAACTCTGCTACCTGCTGAGACAACTGACTAATACCATCATCCTGTTTAACCTCAACCTTCACATCCACTTTAGTAGGTTCAGGCGGTTTAAGATGAATCAGTAAACTATTAGCAGCATCACTCCTAACCTTCTCACTATTAGCACTCTTCATTAACTCTGCTTGTACGTTAATAGCATCTTGATACAGAGACTGATTAAGTACATAGGAAGGAATCATGGTCTGAGCAAAGATAGCGTTGACTAACTTGTTCTTGTTGTACATGGCTACATAAGCATGGATTGTATTAGTGCTTACACCATCATCCACTAACTTCTTAAACCTCTCAGGATGGGTCTTACTGTAAGCCTCAAAGTTACTATGCCCCATGAGTTTATAAGACACGTACATCACTGCCTTCACATAGTCAGTAGCTTTAAACCTACCCTCTTGGAGTACACCAGTGTAAGAGATTAGGTTCTCTCTAAAGTGCTTCTGCATAAGAGAATCACCCAATACAGCTTGCATGTACTCAATAGTACCTGTACTAACACTATCTCTCATGTGCTTAGGCAGTAATGCCCTTAACTCTTCTAGTTCCATGTTCCAATCCTCAAGTGTGAATTCACTACTGTAGTTTATATTGGCATTCAACTTTCTAGTAGCTGATGTTTTATTTTTTATAGGGTGTACTTTCTTAGGTTGGTTCGCTAACAACTTTTTTCAACTTTTTGTATTTGGGTAAAATAATTTTTATATGCAGGGTCTTCCTAACCGTGACAATCACACAACAATGACCCCCCCCGTAGTGTGTACTGGAAAAAGAATGCTTATGCCAAGGCACACACCACTAACGTGGTAGTAAGCAGAATGATCTGCGTTAAGGAGTAATATCATGGCAACTAAGAAACCAAGCGTTGGTGTTGGATCTGTGTGGGCACGTCTGCTATCAGTGGCTGACAATTCCCTAGCAGTAGCAGATAACCTTGCCTTGTCGGGACGTAACGCATCTGAAGTACTCGTGGTTAAGTCAGAGAACTACCTGTCTATCAGCAAGGTCGAAGCTGACATGGCACTGAAAGAAGCTGAAGCGGAACTTGCAGAAATGCAAGCAGAGCTAAAAGCTGCTGGCTTGATGTAACAGCAGTAACACCTCAACCTATGTTGGGGTGTTACACCCTTCACAAGCACACACCACTAACGTGGATGTAAGCGAATCATCTCGCTTAACAGAGTTAATCCAATGCTTAAAGTATTACTTGGCTTCGCTTGCATCATGTGCATTGTGTTAGCTACCAGCATTATTGCTGAAGCGCAGCATTCTCACGAAGTAATATGTGCAGCAGTGCTGTTAGCTGTAGCTGCAGCCATCATCAACCTATACCTACTACTACCTTAATGGTAGTAGTAGTTTCTTTTCTTATTAATAAATAAGCACACATTAATAATCACACATTAATGCACACAGCAGTAAGACAGTAATACCCGTAAGT